ATACAATATACTAAACACTAACCTGTAGGAGGGGGTTCTTCAGTATGCTCTAAGTCATCGATTCCAAAATTATCAATCTTGTAATCCATAATTACTTTATCGCATATTTTGTGATATACCTCATCTCTTAAAGTTGGGTCTGCTTCTAATTTTCCATTCCAATCTTTGGAAAGAAATTTAATTTCATCACCACTTTCTCTAGTGTAAGTATACCATGAACCTCCCTGCTTAACCATGTTATAGTCTTTAAGAACTCTTAACCATCCGCCAAAATCATCAATTCCACTATCAAAGTAAATATCGAATTCAGCAGTTCTTAAAGGCGGGCCCATTCTGTTTTTTACAACTTGGGCCTTGGTCTTAATTCCAACTACTTGTTCTTGACCTTTAACTTTAGTTTTAATTTGACCTGCAGCTTTAAGTCTCAATCTACAACTTGCATGAAATTGTAATGCTTTTCCACCACTTGTTGTCCAAGGGTCTCCAAACATAACTCCAAGTTTTTGTCGTAATTGATTAGTAAATACAAGAGCTATTCTCTGTCTACCTATCATTTGGGTAATCTTTCTCATAGCTTTAGAAATTACAATAGCTTTACTGGTTGCCCAGCCATCCTTACTATAATCTGCTTCTTGTTCTACTCTTGTTGTTGCTGCTGCGACTGAATCTACTACTATTGTCACTAGTCTATCTTTATCACTTTCTCTAACTTTGGTAATGATATTTTCCATAACCTCAAATATATCTTCAACTGTTTCTAGTTGTATATATAACAATTGTTTTGTATCAATACCAAGGGCTTGAAGAAACTCTTCATTACAAGCATTTTCAGTATCTATAAATACTCCTAATCCTCCCAATTTCTGGGTATTAGCTAATATTTGTGCAGATACTAAAGACTTTCCTGAAGCCTCCATACCAGTTATTTCGGTAATTCTACCAACTGGAATTCCGCCATTTTTTCTGTTAGAAATTGATAAATCAAGCATAGAAGAACCTGTAGAAATCCACTCTGTCAAATCGGTTGGTGTTTCATCTGCTCCATCTAAGAAGTAAGCAACCTTAAAGTCCTTAAACTTCTTATTCAAAGAATCTGCTAAGATTCCTGCTAATTTGTCTCTGTCTTCTCTTTTACTTGCCATATCTATTAACTAAACAAATCATCAAAAGCTTTAGAAATATCATCAGTTTTTCCCACCTTAGGCTTATCAGTTTCCTTTGCTTTTTCTTTATTATTTGAATCGTTTTCCCACGGCAAATCTCCAGCCTCTTCATTGTTTGAATCTTCTGGGTTTAACCAAGTTTCTAAAGCAGCCTTTAAGTCATCATAAGAAACTTTTTTGAAAATACTAAAAATTTCTTTTTGACCACTAACAATCTTATCAGCAATAGCTTTGTCTTCTGTCGCTGCAGTTTGGTTTGGTTTTACACGTATTGCAGTCTTTGGAAAAGTTCCTGCTCCTTCTGATGGTGTAAATTCTACAACAATATCTCTACCTGCTGTAAGATCTGTAATATCACCATAATCAGGGTCAGAAATAAATCCTAATAGTTCAGCATATACTTGTTTGCCGAATCCCCAAAATTTAACACCTTCACCTTCTTCTCCACGTACAATTACTGGTACATAAACTCTCATTTTAGGTTCAAGTTTTTTAGAAAGCTTCCAATCATCTGAATTACCTGTAGATTTTAGCTTTTCTGAAAATTCTACTACTGGATCTGATTCTCCATGAGTAACTGGTGAAAGATAATTTCTTTTACCTAGGTCATAGTGAAAAAACAATTCCAAGAATGGGTTTGCTTTGTCATGTTGGTAAGGCACTATTCTTACCTGGTTTTTACCTGGACTTGGTTTCCATAGGCTGGAAGTCCTTGTTGTTTGAGACTGTAAGTCTCCTAGTTTTCTTCTAATCGCATCTAAATCAATTGCCATTTTTTTTCTCCTTTTATTTGTTAATTACTAGTTAATATAATAAAAAAATCTAACATGGTAAAACTTCTGTTAATATTTTTTCATTTTCTTTATGGTACTTTTGTACCGTTAATTCTT